GGTCGATGTGGCGCTGCTGAGCCGCCGCGAGTTCGCCGCCCGGGCCGGCGTCTCTCATCAATCAATCAGTAAGGCAATCAAAACCGGCAAGCTCACTCTCGGGGCCGATGGTCTGCTCGATACAAACGATTCCGCAAACCGTCGCTATCTCCGCTCGGAGCGCGTATACTCACGGGCTGCAAAAACGGGGGCGGCTGCAAGGAAAAAAGCGGATGGGGCAGGGCATGGGGATAAGAAAAGCAAGAAGAAGACCGATCAAAGCAAGTACGAGCGCAAACTCGATGCAGAGATCCGTCTCAAGCATGAGCAGGCCGATTATCACGCTATTCGGAAAGCCGAGCGTCTTGGCCTCCTTGTCGAGACCTCGATCGTCGAGCAAAAACTCTCGGTACTCGGTGCAGAGTTGCGGATCCGGCTGCTGGAGCTACCGGCGCGAATCGGTCCCCGCCTGTGGGCGATAGCGAAACAAAGTGATTCTCCCCACGCCCTTATCCAAGCCCTCGAGGATGAGATCTCCGATGCCGTTAAGAAGGTGAAGGATGCCACTGTCAGAACTGCGCGTTAAGACCGTCGCCGAGGAGATCGAGCACATCATCCGCCGCGAGCGCCGGCGAATGAAGAAGCAGATCAACGACAGCATCCGGACCATGATCCCTCACCAGGTCAATCGGCTGAGCGTTTCCGAATGGTCTGAAAAAAAACGGATACTGCCGCCGGGCCTGTCACCTATGCCAGGTCCCTTTACCTGGAAGGTGACACCCTATCTCCGGGAGATCGCAGACTGTTTTTCCGAGCGCTCGCCGGTTCAGAAGGTCGCGATTATGAAGGGCACGCAGCTCGGATTTACTGTGGGGATCGGTGAGAACTGGATGGGGTACGTTATCGACGTTGCGCCCGGGCCCATGATGTTTGTCTCCGGTGACAAGGAGATGGCGCAGGATGCCGTGGAGGTCCGGGTTGACCGAATGATCGAGAGCGCAGGGCTCGCAGACAGGATTTTCGCGCAGACAGATAAGCCGCACTCGAAAAAGACAGGGGACACGAAACGCAAGAAAGAATTCCCAGGGGGCTTTCTCCTCGCCCTGGGGCCGAATGTCGGCGCCAAGCTTCGTCAGTTTTCCGTGCGCTATCTGTTCTACGACGAGGTGGACGCTTATCCGCAGGAGGTCCGGGCCGAGGGGGATCCCCTGAAACTCGGCGAGCGCAGGACCGATGCCTTCGAGCGCATCCGGAAAATCCTCTACATCAGCACACCTCTTGTCGAGCAGACGAGCCGGATCAAGCCGCTGTTCGAGGCCGGGGATCAGAGGTATTTCTATGTTCCCTGCCGGCACTGTCATCATAAGCAGGTCCTGCAGTGGGACCATCTGAAATATGAGAAAGACGAACTCGGGCGCCTGATCTGGGATTCGGTGCATTATGAGTGCGAGCGTTGTAAAGGCCATTGGAAAAATGAGGATAAAGCCTATTTTCTATCCCGCGGTGAGTGGAGGCCAACCGCCGAGCCCCTGGAGCCAGGTTTCCGCAGCTACCACCTGTCGTCGCTATATTCTCCCGTGGGTATGCGTAGCTGGGAGTCAATCTGCCAGGAATGGATTCAGGCCAAGGAGGATCCGGTCATGTTAAGAGTTTTTGTCAACACGGTTTTGGGTGAGACCTGGGTTGAACGCGGAGAGGCACCTCGGTATGAGCGGGTGATGCTGCGCCGCGAACAGTACGAGCTCGGCAACCTCCCGGAGACGGCAAAGCCCCTGTTGTTGACGATCGGGGCCGATGTGCAAAAAGACCGTATAGAGGCCGAGGTCGTGGCATGGGGGCGGGATAAGGAGAGCTGGAGCGTCGATTACCGGGTGCTGGAAGGTGAGACCTCGCACGTTGATGATCAGTGCTGGAAGGATCTCGGCGAGTTGATCGCCTCAGTACACGCGGGCCTGCGTGCTTCGATGATCCTCATTGATGCCGGCTACAATACACCTACCGTCTATCAGTTCTGCGAGCAATATCTCCAGGGCGTGCTCCCAGTGATGGGTGATTCGAGCATCGGCAAACACCGGCGGGCGTTCCTCCTCCGGGATGTCACCGGCTACCAGATCAAGCGCGTGGATCTCAATACCGATTTTCTCAAGCTGGAGATCTACGGGTATCTTGCCAAGGGTGTACCAGAAGAAAGCATGGCGTACCCCGGAGGATACTGCCATTTTCCCCTGGATTACGGCGAGAAATATTTCCGGCAGCTCACCGCCGAGGAGCGAATGAAAGAGACAACCCGCACCGGCGCTATCAAATACGTGTGGCATCTTGCAAGCGGGCGGCGTAATGAGGCGCTCGATGCCAGGACCTATGCCCTGGGCGCTGTGTATGTGCTGAGGCAGAAGATATCAGAGGAGATGGAGCTTGAGGAGGAGATGGCCTGGACTGAGTTCTGGGATTTTTGCGAACAAAAAAAGCTCTTGACATGAATGTGAATCGCTAATAGATTCGAGATAACGAAATGCGCTACGCCGGAACCCTACAGTTCCGACGTCTCCCGCCGGGGAGTGGCGTCCCCGATAGAGCTAGCCCCAATTATGCGGTAAACGGCACAGTTAATTATTGCGGAGGCCCGAAGTGAGCCTTCGCACCTCCACCGAAATCAAAGCCAAGATCACGGCGCTCGAGGCCAAGATCGAGAAGGCCGAAGACGCCCTCCAATATAGTCTAGACACCGGCCAGGGGCGTCAGTCCGTACAGCGGGCCAACCTGGACTCGCTTTACCGTGCCCTCGACTACTGGGAACAGAAATATGAGACCGCGCTCGCCGATGAGGCCTGCGGTGGGGATTCAGGCATCGTAGCCCCCAGGTTCGGGAGGTACGGATAATGGGCCTTCTGGATCTGTTCCGCCGTAAACGGCAGCCGCCTGTGGATAGCCGCATGGAGCTGCGGAAACGGTTCTATGACTCGGCGATGGCCGTGCTCTGGAACTGGCGCGGCGGCTTCGCCTCATGGGGTGGACAGAAGTATCCAGGTGCACTCGGCTATCCCTCGGGCTGGAATCTCAATCACTGGCAGTTGCGAAAGCGCAGCCGCATCGCCTACTGGGACTCGGCGGAGGCCCGCGCACTGATCGGTCGGCTCTGCCAGAACACAGTCAACATCGGCCTGTCCATGGAGGCGACTCCGATCTGGGAGCTCGTCGCCCCGAAAATGACCGAGGAGAAGCGGCGCGAGTGGGTGCAGAACGTCGAGGCTCGATGGCGGCTGTGGGCCAACTCCACCGAGGCCGACGCTACCGGGCGCATGACATTCCAACAGCTACAAGGATTCGCATTTTTCAACACGCTCGGAGAGGGCGAGGTTTTCTCCGTCCTGCGCTACTCATCGGATCGCCGACGCATGAACCCCTTGAGCATACAGTTCGTCGATGTTGACCAGATCACCGGCTCGGCAAAGCAGGAGGACTACGAGGCGGCGAAGGAAAGAGGCAACCGTATCGTCGACGGCATCGAGGTTGATTCAGCGGGTGCGGAAATCGCCTACTACGTCACCGACCCGGAAACCGGCAAGACAACGCGCATCCCTCGATACGGAGGAAAATCCAAGCGGCTGTTTGTAGCGCACCCAGCAATCATCGAGCGCATCGGCCAGGTACGGGGGATCCCCGTACTCGCCAACATGGTGCACGAGCTGCAGAAGATCACCGACTACACCGTGGCCGAGTTGGAGGCCGCGGTGATCAACGCCGTTTTCGCGGTGTGGATCAAGCCGAGCGATAGCAAGTCTTCCTCCCGTGCTCTGGCCGGCGCGCTCAAGCGCGAGCAGGTGCCGGCAGTCGAAGATCCTTATGACCGTGTAGTTCCTCCGGCCCCCGCACACATCGACAAGCCCGGCCTGCTGATCCAAAACCTGAAAGCCGGTGAGGAAATCGAGAGCTTCGACACCAAACGACCCAACGTCAACTTCGAGAACTTCAGTAAGGCCGTCCTCACCAAGCTATCCGCGTCCCTCGGTATTCCCATCGAAGTGCTATTTATGTCGTTCAATCAGAATTACTCCGCCTCCCGCGCCTGCTTGATACTCGCCTGGAATGTATTCGCGCAGTGGCGCTATTTCCTCGCCTCCTCATTCCTCAATCCCATCAAGGCCGAGTGGATGGCCGCGGAGATCGCCGCCGAGAACATCAGCGCTCCCGGCTTCAACGACTCTCCGGTACTGCGCGCGGCCTGGCTCAATTGTGACTGGATCGGCATCAACAAGCCGTCGATCGATCCCTCCAAGGAGGCGGATGCCGCAGACAAGAGAATCGCCGCAGGGCTGTTGACGCGCGAGCGCGCGGCCCAGGACTACAACGGCAGCGAGTACACACAGAACGTGGAACGGCTCAAGATCGAGAACAAAGAACTTGCCGAGGCCAACAAGCCGCTTGGGAAAAAGGAATCCAAACCCGCGTTCGGGAACAACGGCAGTTCTGAGAGCGAGGAGGAGGCCCTGGTCGGCGGTAATGGGAAGGAGCGGGAGGAATGAATCTAAACGGTATGAGCGCTACAGCAAAATGGATCAGCGCGATCATAGCCATTTGCATCTTTTTCGGTGGCATCATCATTAGCATGGCTACGATTCCGACACGCGATTTGCGGGAGGATGTCAAAATACATACAGAGCAGATCAATAATCTCTCCCTCCAGCAGGCGGTAATCGAAACGAAGCTGGACAACATCCAGGAGGATGTCAAGGAAATCAAGGAGGCGGTGGCGAAATGATCAAGGGCGCGCGGCTCTGGGCCGACAGGGATACATACTACTCGCAGCAGAACAACCCCACCGAGGAGCTCCTGCGCAAGCGCGTGGAGCAATCACGCCTTGAATCCTGCGGGCCTACTGCATCCGTCAACTGCCTGGCCGTGCTCGGCTATGATCTCAGGGTATTGTGTCCCGGTCCCTACAGGCCACAGCCCGAGGAGATCCTGATGGATTGGTTCCAGGATCCCCGCAATTACGAACGCCTCGCGGCAACCCGTCAGGACATCAACCCGCTGCAAACACCCGGAAATCGCGTTGCGCAGTACTATCCGCCTGCTGTAGCCGATGTATTCAGCGCCCACGCTGATTTCGCCTGGATCAATCGCTTCGCGCTTCTCGCCGAGTACCTGTGCAAGGGCTATGCGCTTCAAATCTGTCTTAGGAATCCGGGGCATTATATCGCGGCCGTGGCCTATGACGAGGAGACTGAGGAGGTTATTTACCGCGATCCCTGGCCGGACCGGTTGCCCGATCACAACGGATTCAACCGGCGGCTTGGCGTGGATGAGTACATCCGCAACGTTAAGGGGTACGCCATTATATATACCGGAGGCAATCAATGAACCTAGATATCGACTGGATGTTTCTAGCGGCAGCCGCTTTCGGCGTTGCCGGAGTCATAGAGTATGTCAAGGGCTTCGCCCGAAAAGCCCCGAAATGGCTGTGGCGCCTGGCCCTGCCCTTTGTCTGCGCGGGTATCGCCGTCACAGGTGGAGGCGGGATCACGCAGATCGCTGTCAACGCCGTGCTGATCCTCGCGATGTCGCAGCTCTGTTATGAGGCGATTATCGGCGCGGTGAAAAAGCTCGTCACGGGCTTTATCGGTCGCTCCGGAGGTGGCAAATGATCTATGCGATGGAACGCGGCTTCCTGGCCGAATACCTGGCACGTCGGGGCCGAGTTGAGAAAGCGCCGGATATCAACGTGCTCTTTGATCTGTTCGAGGGTCAGCAGGTCGAAGAAGAGCAGGAGCCGCCCAAGTACAAGCTCATTGAATCCGAGGCGCATCTACAGATCTCCGGTGTCCTGAGCCGGCAACGGAGCTGGATTGACTGGCTATTCGGCATGGCCGCGTCTCTTACCTATGACGAGATCGCGGAGGCCATGATCCAGGCCGATGAGGACCCGGCTGTTGAGACAATCGTACTCGACATCGACTCTCCCGGCGGCTACGTCGATGGGGTTGATGTTGCCAGTCAGGCGATAGCCGATGCGGAGAAACCGGTCGAGGCCCGCGTTGACAATATGGCGACCTCGGCCGCCTACTGGCTCGCGAGTCAGGCGGATGAGATCTTTGCCCTGTCACCGGCTGCCCGTATTGGGAGTATCGGGGTTGTGGCTACGGTCCCCCGAGGCGATTCCGACGAGTTCGAGATCATTGGCTCGGCGGATGCACCCGTAAAAGAGGACCTATACCACCCGGAGACAAAGGCCGGTCGCGCCGCGTGGAAAAAGCAGCTTGCGGATCTGCACCAGGCTTTCGCCTCCCGCGTGGCCGAGGGGCGGGGCGTTCCCATTGACACGGTCAACTCCGATTTCGGGCGCGGTGCGGTTGTCATGGCCGCCGCCGCGATTGAAGCGGATATGATCGACGGCATGGCCCATATCGAGCTATGGGGTCCGAACTGTAAACGCAAAAAGAAAAAGAAAAAATCCTCGGCCGTGGCCGAGGTTCCCGGCGTTGCCGGTGAACATACCGCCGCGAAAGCGGACGGAACCAAAACGGGGAGGGGGACTATTATGACCCTCGAAGAGTTGAAACGGGGCCATCCCGATGTCTATGCGGCGGTGCTCGCTGCCGGCCGCGAGGTCGGGGTGGTCGAGGAGAGAAAGCGGGTCGAAAAGCTCATGGCCTGGGCGGATGCAGATCCCGCTTGCGAAACGGTCGTGGCCGAGGCCATTGCCAAGGGCCAGGATGTGGATGACGCGATGCCGCAGATTCACGCGGCCATCCGCAAAGCCCGTGAGAGCGGGCAGGCTTCCAGGGTTGAAAACCCGCCGGAGGTGGCAACGGCAGTAACCGCCACCGGCAGCGGAGAGAGCGCCGAGGCCGACGAAAAACAGGTCGAGGCGATTCTCGCCAAGATCCCGAAAGTCTAACGAGGAGGTAGATCATGGCTAATCTTGATAACAGACCTCTGGTCATCGGGCAGGCATATAACGCCAAGGACAAGACGATTCTCACCGGGCAGACGCTCGTTGCGGGCTCGGTCATGGGAGTCGTCACAGCGAGCGGCAAATTGCTGCTATGCGATAAAGGCGCAGTCGACGGCTCGGAGGTCGCCAAGTTCGTGCTCACCAAGGCCGTTGACTCCAGCGGCGGAGACGTAGTAGCCGACGTGCTGAAAGCGGGTGTGGTCAACGGCGAATTGCTCGTGTTCGGCGGCGCCTCGGTGCTCGCCGATCACGACGAGGAGCTCCGGGACGTGGGGATCATCACCGTCACCGGTGAGAACCTCGAGAACTACGATAACTAAGGAGGCCCTCTATGGCTGATTTGTTCAAACACGTAATGGCCCGGGCCTACGACGAGCGGATGCTCGCCGTTCAGCCCATGTTCCTGCAGTCGCTGTTCGGCAAGAGCGACAGCGAACTGATCTTGTCCCAGACCGAGAAAGTCGATATCGACATCATACGGGACAATCGCAAGGTCGCCGTGGACGTGATCCGGGGCGGGGGTGTGGGAAACACCAATTTCAGCAACCGCTTTTCGGCGAAAGAATACACGCTGCCGCTGTACTGGGAGGAGGCACCGATCACCGCGTCGATGCTGAATAAGCGGCTGCCCGGACTCGACCCCTACCAGCCGGCCGACCGCATGGCAGCACTCGCCTATCATGCCTCGAAGATACAAGCCGAGCAGGCGATGAAAATCCGGCGCGCGATCGAGGCGATGGCCGCCGAGGCCCTGTTGAGCGGGACGGTGACGCTAAAAAACACCGACTCCCTGGATTTCTCCCGCAAGGTCGCGCATACGGTTGTACCGGGCACTAAATGGGATTCAACCGGCAACCCGATTACCGATATCCGCGCGCTCTGCGATGTGATTTTCCAGAACGGCAAGATGAAACCGGATACCCTGATCTTCGGTGGCGCCGCCTGGGATTCTTTCATCGGCAACAGCAACGTCACGAGCTATCTGGACAAGCGCCGCATCGAACCCGGTCGGGTAAGCCCCACCGAGGTATTGAGCGGGGCCACGTTCCAGGGCCGGGTGTGGATCGGCGACTATCAGTTGGACTTGTATACCTACAACGAGTTTTACCTGGATGCCTCCGATACCGCGACCCCCTACGTGACCACCGACAGCGTGATCGTGATGAACCGCAGCGCCTACTTGGTGAAGGCCTTCGGGGCGGTCGAGGTTCTGCCTGTTTTCCAGGACGAATACCGCCGCCTGGGAATGCCTGGGGTGCCGCAGTTCCAGCAGGGGCAGATCGTGCCCTTCGCCTACGAGAAACCGCCTGCCGCGCTGTATGCAGGGGTGCAGTCGGCTCCGGTGGTGATCCCGACAGCAATCGACACCGTTGGAGTATTCAACAACGTGGACACCTAAGATTGGAGGTAGATCATGGGCTATATCGTAGCAGAGGGTAGAGCCGTCACCCAAAACGGCAAGATGTTCGTGGCCGGGACCGAGTTCCCGGCCGAGGAGTTCGGTCTGTCCAGAAAACAGATCAATCAGCTCGTGGATGAAGGCGCGCTTGTGCCTGGAGGGAAGAAGGCCAAGGCCGAGGCCGGCGGCGGCCTGGAGGATCTGAGCAAGGCCGAGTTATTGGAGCAGGCCGAGGCCCTTGGCATCGAGGTGGCCGATCGCGCGACAAAGGCCGAGATCATCGCCTTGATCGAAGAGGCCAAGGCTGAGTGAATCTCCGCCAACGGGCCGAGGCCGACAACGCCATAATCCTCGAGGATGATGAGCACGGGTTCGGTGTAGCGATCACCTTCACCAGCCCGGATGCGTCGCAAACCGTGACGGTCAAGGGGCAATTCACCCGGATCTCCGTGGAGATTGACCCCGAGACCGGCGCGATCGTCCGAGGAAGCAAGGCAGCGTTCACGGTCCGACTGAGCTCACTCGGTGGGGTGATCCCGGAGGACGGGTGGAAAGTGGAGTCAACCGATATCACCGGCGCAGCATTCACCGGCTACTGCAACGACGTGCTCCCGGACCTGACATCCGGACGGCTAACGGTGCTGGCAAGGACTTGAGATGCCTATTATCGAAAAGGGTTTGTTCGACCTGATCGAGGACAGGATTGTCTCCGCTCTTGAGACGTTCCGCGATGAGCAGATTGCGATTGACCCAGCGGTTACATTCAGCATAGTCCAGCGGCAGCTCCGACCGTTCCAGGGCAAGAAAATGCCTGTGGTGAACGTATGGCTCGACGGGTTGAACCCGGAGGATGGGAGTAGGACCTATCAGCAGGAGACGGTCACCTACCAGGTCGATTGCTATGCTAAAGGCATCGAGCAGACAGGGGCAACGCCCGTGTCCTCCGACAAAGACGCGATGGACCGGCTCTACTATCTGGCGATCCAGGTCAAGCACGGGCTATACCGGCTGATCAATGCTGATTACGGATTTCAGCCGGGGACCATCGCCCGCAAGCGCTGGCCTCGGTTCAGCCTGTTTCAAACCGACACCAAGATGCCGGAGGGGCAGATCGTGGGTGGGCGCTGGACGGTCGAGGTCGAGTATTCTTGGCAGCCGGAGGACATCGCTACTGTGGCCCTTGCCGAGCTCGCGGTCGAGGATTCACTCAAGGAGCGCTGGAAAACGCTCTACACATATCCATAGGAGGTAATACGCTATGGGAGTTAATTTTGATTTCGTGCCTGCCGGTGCCGCGGCATCGGCGGTATTCATAGAGCAGGAGGCGATACGCGGCTCGTTGGGCTCGCTTCTGATCCCACAGCGGATTGCTCTCCTGGGGCAGTACAACACGGGGAAAACGCCGAACGACAACGAGGCCGTCAATATCCTCTCGCCTGATCACGCGGCTGATTTGTTCGGCCAGGGCTCGATGTTGCACATGATGGCGGTTGCCGCGTTCAAGGGCAACGGCACCGTGCCGATCGATGCCTTCCCGGTTCCGGATGAGGGCGGAGCGGTGGCCGCAAGCGGAACGCTGACAGTCAGCGGGACCGCGACCAGCTCCGGGACGCTCGCCATCTACATCGCAGGCAAGCGGGTGGCTGTGGCCGTCGCCAAGGATGACGATGCGAACACAATCGCAGCCGCGATCGACGCCGCGATCAACGCCAAGGCCGATCTGCCCGTGACGAGCGGTGTGGCGGCCGCAGTCGTGACGGTGACTTGCCGATGGAAAGGTCTATCGGGAAACGACATCACCATCAAAACCAACCTGGAGACATCCGATGCCGAGAACTCGCCCACAGGCGTAACGATAGAAATCGCGGACATGGCCTCCGGTGCCACCGACCCGAGCCTGGCAACAGCGCTTTCCAATTTCAACGACACCTGGTACACCTGGGTCGTCTGCCCGCTGAGTACGGATACCGCACTCGACGAGCTGGAGGCGGCCGGGAATGCGCGGATCGCTCCGGGAGTCAAGCGGCCGTTTGCGGGGTTAGCCGGATACGTCGATACCCTGGCGAACCTGCTCACGTTCCTGGATGCCCGCAATTCCGCCTGGACAACGCTCGTGCCGGTACATGGAAGCCCGAACCTGCCGCTTGAGATCGCGGCCTCCGCCGCAGGAGTATGCGCGGCAACCGCCCAGGCGACACCGGGCAGGCCCTATCGGACCTGCAAGCTCACCGATATCCGAGGCGGCTCCGGAGCCAATCTAACCTACGCACAACGGGATCAAGCGGTCAAAGCCGGCGGCAGCACCACCATGAAAGGCGCGGACGGGATTATCAGGATTGAGGACCTGGTAACGACCCGGACCAAGAACGACCTGCAGGCCGATGACGACTCCTGGAGGTGGACGGAGACCATCGCGAATATCCAGGCGAAAATCTACTCAATCGACCAAATTTTCAGCGGCGACCCCTTCGCACAGGCAGTTGTCGTTGACGATGCCTCGGTAACCGGCGTTTCGTATGCAATCCGGCCCAAGACCTGCAAGGCGTTCGCAATCAGGTTGATAGACGAGCTCTGGGTGCCGAGGGCGCTGACCAAGGAACGGGATAGCGTGGTCAAGGGTATCGTGGCCGAGATCGACGGCGGCAACCCCGGAAGGATCAACGTATTGATCCCGGACGTGCTGGCGGCGGGCTTGAAGATCATCGCCGGTAAAATTGAGTGGAGCTTCACGGCTCCGGTAGGAGCATAGGAGGTAGAGCATGGGCGTGAGAGCGGGCGATATACGGCAGCTCACCATCAACGGACGTGAGTTCGACGTGAAGGGCGAGGATGCCAACGTCAATATCGACCTCGGAGGGTATGCCAACGAGGTGGGCTTAAACGGCAACGGCACCGCGCACGTGGTACAGCGCCGGAAAGCAGCCGGATTCTCCGACTGCCCGGTATCGATTGACGACAGCCGGGAGGATCTGGAGTTCCTTCAGGAAGTGGCCGATGGCGGCGAAGCCGTGCCGGTGACGATCACGCTGGCAAGCGGAGTGACTTACTCCGGATCACTTCTGCCCGTCGGGGATCTAGCCAAGGCGACCGGCGACGGCACGCTGTCCCTTGAGATGCGCGGCTCGAAGTTCGAGCAGATATAGAGGGGGTTGTATGACTGAGGATGTAATCGCCGCTGAGGCGGCGGAGGAGGAACTGCGCAGGATCATCGACTTCTGGGAGGTTGACCCGGAGGGCGAGGCCTGGGAGGACGCGAAACCCCGTCTTCTTTTCGCCATGAGAAAAGGGCGGATCACGCTGGATGAGGAGGCGGAAGTCGTCAAGCTCGGGCTAGTGAAACCCATCGAAAAAGAAAACGGGGAGACGATTTGCGAGCTGAATCTGCGAGAGCCGAGCGGCGGCGACCTTGAGGTCCTGGACAAGCATAAGGAAACCGAGACGATGGGAAAAATGCTGCATCTGGTATCGCGTATGTCCGGGCAACCTCTCGGCGTCATCAAGCGCATGGCTTCGCGGGACATCTCAACTCTGGCAAGCCTGGCCTCCCTTTTTTTCTAGCAGGTGCGTCGCCCTCTGAGATGCTGTATAGCGTGGCGGCGCGGTTTCATTTCGGTGAGCACGAGCTGTGGAGTATGCCGGTATCGCGGCTGCGTTTCTGGTATGAAGGGCATAAGCAGATTGCAGAGGAAGAGCGAAAGGCGCTAACCCGTGGCAAATAAGTTTACGATTTTTACGCAGTTCAAGGCCCAGGACCAGATGACGCGGACCGTCAAGCGCATGGACAAGGCAATGGGTAGCTTCAACCGCACCCTCGGCGTGATTAAGACCGCTCTCGTGGGTGGTATCGTCTATCGGGTCGGTAAGGGCTTTGTCGATGCTGCTGCGGATGTCGAGAAATACAAGACGACGCTCACCACCATGCTCGGATCGGTGGAAGCCGCCAACAAGCGCTTCGATGAGATGAGCCGCTTTGCCGCAAAAACACCCTTCGAGCTGGGAGAGGTCGTCGAGCTTGGCAATCAGCTGCAGGCGCTCGGGCGCTACAGTGTCGAGAACATGACGCTGCTCGGGGATATGGCCGCAGCTGCCGGCAAACCGGTCGACCAGGCAACGCGCGCCTTCGCCAAGCTCGCAAGCGGGCAGAAGGGCATCGCCGTCGATATGTTCCGGGATCTGCTGATCAGTACCGACGACTGGATCAAAGCCACGGGCAAGGGCATTACGAAATCCGGCTCGCTCATGGCGACGACCGAGGAGATGATCGCGGCGCTGCCGAAAATCCTGTCGGCGAAGGGCTTCTCGGGGATGATGGCGCAGCAGAGCAAGACGTGGAACGGATTCGTCAGCAACATGCAGGATAGTTTTACCCGGATCAAGGCCGGTCTCGGCGAGGCGTTACTCGATCCGCTCAAGGATGTAGGGGCGATGATCTTGCAGGTCTCGGACCGGGTGCTTGCCTGGGTTAACGCCAACAAGGAACTCATAGCCACCCGTTTTCGGCAATTCCTTGATGGCGTGAAAAAAACGCTTAAAGTCATCGGAGTACTCTGGAAGTCGGGAGTTATTCCCGCGATTCTGGCTGGTGTCGCTGCATTCAAAATTGCGACTTTTGCCGTCCAACTCTGGACGACAGCGCAGGCAATGCTCAACGCTGTCATGGCTGCCAATCCTATCACTCTGATTATTATTGGAATCGCCGCTCTCGTCGCTGTCATTGTCCTACTCATCAAGAACTGGGATAAGGTAAAGGCGGCCGCCGTCAACGCCTTCCGCAAGATCAAGGACGCTATTTTCTCCGCACTGGACAACCCCATTGTACGGGCTATAGCAACGATTTTAGCCCCGTTCATCACGATCCCGCTCCTCATCATAAAGAACTGGGACAAGGTGCGGGAGACGATTTTGAACGTCTGGGCGCGGATCAAAGAGCCCTTCCAGAAGATAGGGGATTTTTTCAGTAACGTTTTCGGTCGGGATAAGACCGCTGCAGCTGCAGGCGGTACTCCGATGTCTCCCAATTCCGGGCTGATCGAATCCCGGCGCATCGAGGAGCAGCGCAGCACTGTTGATATGTACTTTCACAATCCACCGGCGGGGACACGGATCCGGCAGCGGGGAACCGCTCCCGGCGTCAATCTCCGGCTTGGCACCGCAGGGAATCACCCGGGATGAGTTACTTGGACCGCCTTCGCACGGGACGCTACACCTCGCCATCCGGCATCGAGTTTACGTTTCAATTCAACGAACTCAACCGCGCGGGTGCAAAAAAGGCGGCTGTCCACGAGTTCCCGCAGCAGGATGAGGCAGAGGTCCAGGATCTCGGCAACGCGGCCGTGCGCTTCGCTATGGAGCTGTTTTTTACTGGCGCCGATTATGACCAGGTAGCCGACTCCTTTTGGGAGGCCCTCGCCGAGAAAGGCCCGGCGAAGCTCCTGCATCCGCGGTGGGGCGATGTGCAGGTGCTCCCGCTGACCTACACCCAGGGCGAGGCGTTCGTAGACGGGATGCGGCGGGCCCGGTTTCAAATCGAGTTCGTCACAGCAGGTGCGGTCCACTACCCGATTACGACCGAGAATGTCGAGGCTACCCTTTCAGAGCAGTTTGATGAGGCTCAGGACTCTGCGGCAGCCGCCCTCGGCGAGCAGCTCGACCCGCAGACTGCGGCGCAAGAGGCTGGGGCGAAATCGTCGATCACGGACGCGATCGACGATTTCGCCAAAGCCCTGCGCGGGGTGATCGCCAAGAACAAAGAGCTTGAGACCAAGTTCAACCGGCAGATAAAGGAGATCACCGACAACATCGACACCCTTATCCTCGACCCCGTGAGCCTGGGGCAATCGTATATCTCCTTGCTCCGGTTGCCCGCACAGACTACGGGCAATATCAAGGGCAAGGTCCACGGCTACGGCCTCGCTCTAGGGGGTTTAGCTTCCAATGCGGCTGATGTAGTCCAGGGCGCGATGCAATTCTTCCAGCGCCTTGCTCTTCTCCTCGGCATCTCCGAGGCCGTGCTCACCGGCGATCTTACTACCAGGGAGGAGGCTATTGACGTATCCGAGGCCCTGCGGGATGCCCTGGATACCGCGGTCTCCGGTGTGGAGACCATCGAGGGCAATGTAAGCGGGTATTCTGCGCCGCAGGATGCGCTCGCGCAGGCCAGGCAGATTGTATCGGCTGCCTCGGCGTTGATGCTCGAAATATCGTTCGGTCTAAAGACGGTGCGCTATCTCACCCTCGAAGGCGACCGCACGCCGCTTGACTTGGTGTACGAGCTGTACGGCGATCTCAATCACCTGGAGGAGTTCGAGAGCCAAAACCGCCTCCAGGGTGATGATATCCTGCTGCTCCCCAGGGGCCGGGAGGTGGCCTACTATGCCTGATGTTGTTGCCATCGACATAGCGGGGAAGCGCATCACCGGCTGGACCGGGGTAACGATTGAGCAGGCCATCGACAACTGCGCCGATGCCTTCTCCATCTCCGCACCCTTCGACCCGGAGCGTCAGGACCTGAGGGAGCGGTTCAAGCCCTTCGCCTATCGGCCCTGCAAGGTGTATATCGACGACGAGCTGATCATAACCGGGAACATTGAGAAAATCGAAGTCACTCAATCCGAATCCGGGCGAGTGCTCACGGTCCAAGGGCGGAACAAAACCGGTGTGCTCGTGGACTGCTACATCGACGAGGTGGGCTATCAGTATGACGGCCTACGGCTTGCCGATGTGCTGATTAAACTCGTGCAGAAATATGGGATCGAGGTACACTATAAGAACAATACCAACCCGATCCCGGAATGCGCGGCCAGGCCCGGAGAGAAGATATTTGACTTCGCCGCGAAACTGGCCGAGAGCTTCGGATTATTTTTTTCCTCCGATGAGCAAGGGCGCCTTGTCCTGAGCTATCCGCCGAAAGCGTCCGAAATCCCTGTCGCTTCTATCGTGGCCGGAAAGAGCCCGTATCTCGGGGGCTCCGCCTCCTACGATGGGTCGATCCGGTTCTCCCGGTACAAGATAATCGCCTCCGATTATGGTGCGAAGCCCGAGGCTGACTGGGCCGACGATTCTGGCGTGCCGGTCTATCGCCACAGTGTCGAAACCATCGAGGGGGCGATTCCCGAAGAACGGCGACGCGCGGCCAGGCACAAGCGCGCTCTGGCCCTGGCCCGCTCTGCGAGCATCACCGTCTCCGTATCGGGGTGGCGGGATGCCAAGGGCGCGCTCTGGCAGAAGGGCTCGACGATAACCCTCCTTGCGCCTGCGCTCATGGTCTACACCGAGACCCCGTTTGTCGTAGCCGGCGCGACGCTGCGACTTGATGAGGCAACCGGCCAGACAACAGAGCTGCGCCTGGTGTTGCCGCAGACTTTCCAAGATAAGATGCCGGAGGAGTACCCGTGGGATTGATGCGGCTTGCGAAAACGGCTCTCGCCCGCAAGGTCAATGCTCCCGGCGACTCCTACATCGCTCAGGCCGAGGGGATTGACGGCGATGTGCTGACCCCGGAGGTCTACGGCCTGCCCGGGGTCGTCTCCTGCGCACCGGACGGAACTATCGGCTTGTTCATCCCATTCTCTGGCCGGCGGGGCGTGGTGGTGGCAACGCACAACTACCAGGTCAAGATCGACGTGGCGCGGGGTGAGACAACGATCTATAGCACGACGGCAGACGGCAAAACCGTTAAGGCGCGCATCGACCTGGATGCATCGGGCAATATCAAGCTCAACGGTGACACAAAGCGCCTCGTTACCTACGCCGAGCTCAACACGGCGCTGCAGGCGCTGGTGACGGCGATCAACACGGCGTTTGCCTCCAAACTTGACGGCGGGGGCACGCCGGGCACGCTGAGCCTGGATATCTCGGCGGCTGAGACGCAGACGATCAGGACGGGGGGATGAGCACACGCAAGATTGATATAGCACAGCTCGATAAATGGTTTCCGCCTGCTGGACCCTGTGCCTTCTGTGGACACCGCGACAGACGGCATCGGTTGTGGGATACATTCATGAGCTATCAAGCCGCAGGAGAACCCATCGAGGTAATCGGCGAGGATTTTCCGAGTGACCGGCGTGAGGCGATTGAAGCTGTACTCCGGATCCGCCCTTATCGGAGAACAAAATGAACTACGACGGCGACCTAAAACTGATACCCACCGACGACGGCGGAGATATCCTGCTGCAGAACGGACAACCGGTCATGGAGCAGGGTCTGTCAACGGCCGTTTATATCACCCTGTTCTCGGGCGATTGGTGGGCTAACGCCGTCTCAGAGGAGGCGGAGAAGCTCGGCTCCGAGCTGGAAACAGTTTTCTCCCGCACGCTCTCGAATCAGACCCGCCTCGATGCCGAGGAGTACGCGCGGCAGGCGCTCAAGTGGATGCTTGATAGCGGGATAGCTGTCAGCATTGAGGTCGAGGCCACGATACTTGCAGGCGGGACCCTCGGCCTTTCCGTCAGAATAACTCAGCCTGACGAAACCGTGGAGGAGCTGCGGTATCAGGTGAATTGGGCGAATCAGCAGATCAATATGGGGGCTGCGTAGTGGCTATCACGATACCCACGACAAACGAACTCCGAGATCAGATCATCTCCGACATCGAGGGCAAGCTCGGCGTCACAACTCCCTGGCTGCCGAAAGCCTTTATCCGGGTGCTCGCAACCGCCCTATCCGGTGTACTCACGCTTGTCTATCGCTTCGGCCTCTGGTGTTACCGGCAGATATTCCCGCAGACCGCAGACGACGAGGGCCTGCTGAATATCGGCGGCCAGTATGGGCTCACGCGCACGGCTGCGGTAGCCGCCATCCTTACGGCCACGGCCACCGGCACCGATGACACAACGATACCCGCGGGTACGCTATGGACAGGCGATGACAACGGCCTCGTCTACCAGCAGGCGGAGGCCGTGGTTATCGCCGCCGGATCCGCTGTCATAACCGTTGAATGTCTTGACGCAGGCGATGCCGGGAACATGGCAAACGGCGAGTCCTTGAGTATCGGCTCGCCGATTGCGGGTGTAGATGGCACGGCAACGGTAGCGAGTACCACGACCACGGGCGAGGATGAGGAGGATATTGAGGACTACCGCACGCGCGTGCTCAACCGCACCCAAAACCAACCCCAGGGCGGTGCGGCTCCCGATTACGTGGCCTGGGCGCTTGAGGTCGCTGGTATCGCCGAGGCCTATGCTTTCCGCCCAACACCGGGCTTTGTCAACGTCTATCCGCTGACTGATGACGCGGACCCGGCGAACCGGATACCTAATGCCGGAAAGCTCACGGAGGTGGAGAATTATCTCAGCGACACAAAGCGCAGGCCGCTGAATGCCATAGTCTCCGCTTTGGCCTTCACGGAGCTTGATTTCGACGTGGATATAGCCGACCTCTCACCGAATGATGCAACGACCAAGGCCAACATCGAGGCCGCGATAACCGCCTATCTGTACGCCCGTAGACCCAACCAATATGCCGACGAGGTGAATCCCAAGAACATTATCTCGGCCGGTGAGATCACCTCTATTACGATCGGCGCCGGAGCGCAGATAGCGACGGTGACCCTGAAAAACGCAGGCGGTACGCCGATCACCTCCTACACTCTGCAGGACAGCGAGCTTGCGAAGCTGAGGACGTTGACATGGATCTGATGAAACGGGTTCTGCGCCTGCTATTCCCACCGGGCTCGGCGTGGCGACTGCCCGGCAATCTGGGCAACCTGGTGGATGCTCTGGCCGAATCATTTACCCGGCTGCGGACCTTCTTCCGGGGCATACTCTCCGAGGCCCTACCCGGAACCGCTGAAGATACGCTTGCCGAGTGGTATGAGACACTGGGTCTGAAATACAACCCCACTCAAGAGCTTGCGGCGCGGCAACAGCGGGCCGAGCAGGCGCATACGGCCACAGGAGGCCAGAGCAAGGACTACCTGGAGGAGCAGATACAGAAAGCGTACCCGGATGTCGTGCTCGATGAGTATGAGACCAACCCAGAGAATATGGTCGGCCTGGGTATGGTCGGCGACATGCAGGTGCAAGGGTTTCCAAGCTGGCTGCCAAGCCCACCGACGGACGGGAGCTTCCCCGTGCACTATTACCGGGTGATCGGAGAGGTGGACGACGCGATAGATCTACAGGGATTACAGAATCTGTTGACCAGGATTGCGCCGCTGACGCATGAACCGGTGTATGAGATCACGATCAGAAATCAAACAGCTACCAGTGAGGGCGGCCTGGCTATGGTCGGTCTCGCAGAAGTAGGGAGGGGGAGAGAATGAGAAAAATAGCGGGTCCCGGACACGTTAACAACGAGTTCAAGGACTATGATCCGATCAACAATCCCACCGGTACGTATATCATGGCCGACTGGGCGAACGACGTGCAGCGGGAGTTGATCGGGATACAGGATGAGCTTTCGATCCCGGAGGCCGACGGGAGCAATAAGTATATCCTCGCCGCCATCAAGGGGTTGGTGATCAGGCACAGCAAACAGCTCGGAGAGTTGTTCTACCTCAACAAGTACCGTGCACCGGCGGCCTTCGACAAGGACAATCCAGAGGCGTTTTTCCCGGGCCTCTGCCTCGACAAGGGTGATCAGGTCATCTCCTCAGCCAACTGGCCGGACCTGGTGCCGGAGCTGCGCACCATCCGCCTAACCTACAGGGAGGGCACCGGCAGCGCCGACTACCAGTTCGACGTCACCAACTGGGCGATTGTCTCGAACGTGGCGACGCTCACCTTCGCCAACAACGACGCGGAAAACAAAATCCTTGCCGCACTCGCCGAGGACAACCTGGTACATGGCGGCTATAACTCCTGGCGCTCGATCACACTGCCCTCAGCCATCGGCGACATCACGGCGGGTGAGTATGCAATTACCAACCTCGATCCGGCAGCCCGAACGGTGTCATTTGCTTTCACGGCAGGCGATAACTCCGGCTCAGGCTCTTGGACCGCCGAGTTCTACGCTCACCGCATCCCCGGCAGCAGCACAACGGCGCGGGTGTACGAACGACCTGCGGGTGTGCTTGTGGCGGCCAACGACGCAGACGGTGAGTGTATTGCGGGACTGAGGCGACGAGACCGGGGGCAGGGGCATGGACATATCTTTGATGGATCAAATACCACCGTTGATGAAACCATTACCGGTGGTGACATAAAAGTTTCTACTGGTGGTGGTGGAACAAATCGTGTTGTTAATATATCTGATGGGAATACGTCACTTACAGGTACCATGTCAATCGATGAGCCCGATACCGACGGCACCAACGGCGAGCCCCGCACCGGCAAGACCACCGACCCCCGGGCGCAGGTAGGGCACTTGTATATGTGGGGAAAAACATATCTGAGCTAAGGAGGAGATCACGGCAAAGCAATATATACCGGTATACAAACCCGATGATACTCCGTCTGAGGCACGCCCGCTGCCCTCACGCATCCGCATCAAGGGTGCAGCTCACAGTCACACTGAGACCATCAAGGATGCTGCGGGGTACGCGGATCTGCTCTACCGGATGCGGCTGACCTGCGAGCTCCATAACCGCGACAACCCTGATGACCTATGGGAGATCCAGGAAGAGCGGGAGCTCCCAGCAGAGGCCCCGGTATGAGACCGCTTGTCCTGCTGCTGATAATAGCCCTCGCGCTCTCGGCCTGTGCTCAGGTGACGGCTCCGGAGCCGGAGAAAATCGCGGAGGAGACCGCCGTTGTCGAGGAACCCGCTTGGCAGCCCGAGCCCTGGCACATCTATATCCTTGATGCCGCCGATGCGATCCAGTTCGACTACGAGGCCGCGACCCTGGACGATTACCGCTATATGCTCCAGGCCGTCAAGCTCAAGGTCGAGCTGCACAATAGGGACTATCCGCTGGACCTCTGGCACTGGGTCGAGGGAGGCGTGCAATGATCTGGGCGTTTTTCACCGCGCTTGGTATCGCAGTCGGCGCGATCTGGATCTGTACGCGCCTCGCCCGCAATCTGCGGCTTGAGCGAAAGCGAGTGCGCGATTACCAGTCACACGTCGAGGCTCTGCGCAAAGAGCTGCGCGAGCGCGAGGCATTTATCCAGCAGATGGAGGAGGTGAACCGTGAGACCGCGAAGAAAAAAGATAGGCTGCATCGTGGCTCTGATACTGAGCGCTTTGATGCTTCTCTTGATATCCTGCACGAGCTCTCCGGAGATCCCGGAGATCGAACCTCTGAGGATACCGATTGACTGGCCGGAATTCCCCCCACCCTCTAATGATGTGGTGCTCCGCGACGGCGTAGTCTATATGCCGCTGGAGTATTGGCTGCTCATCGTCGAGTATGTTGTTGATGTGGAGCGAGTACGCGCGATCGTGGGAGATGAGATACTGAGATAACCCTCACATCATATGAAAACACCTCTGACTTACTACGGCGGCAAGCAGCGCCTGGCAGATAAGATCATCAAGCTGATTCCGAAGCACAATCTTTATTGCGAGCCTTTTGTTGGCGGCGGTGCCGTGTTTTTCCGCAAAGAACCGTCGCCTGTGGAAGTGATCAACGACATCAACTCCGAGCTGATCAATTTCTATGAAGTGGTGCAGCGGGATTTTGTGTCTCTGGAGAAAGAAGTGACGATCAGTCTACACAGCCGAGATCTGCACCGGCGAGCACAGGTGATCTACCAGAATCCGGATATGTTCGACAAAATCAAGCGCGCTTGGGCGGTATGGGTGCTGGCGAACCTCTCGTTTGCATCTAACTTGAACAATGTCTACGCATATAGCAAAACAGTCACGCGGACAAGGGCCTTTCGCAATAAACGAGACTCCTTCACCTATGAGATGGCGATCCGCCTGCAGGATGTGCAAATCGAATGCGCCGATGCGCTGCGAATAATTCGCAGCCGTGATGGTAGGGAAAGTTTCTTCTATTGCGATCCTCCCTACTACAACGCAGACATGGGCCATTATGATGGCTACACTAAAGAGGATTTCAAGATGCTCTTGGATGCTCTATCCGGAATCAAGGGAAAGTTTCTTCTGAGTTCATATCCTGGCGATCTGATTGGTGAATATGTTAAACAAAACGGATGGCATCGGATCTCACTGAATATGTCATTGTCTGCACCGTTGAAGCCGAAGCGAAAAATCGAAGTACTTACAGCGAATTACGAGCTTCTCCGGATAGACGAATCCTAAGATTTCACTACCGGATCTGTCCCAGCTGCTTTTTCGCCTCGCGCATGAAGATAGCGTTCATCACGCTACGCTTGGAAAACTTGCTCACCGCCTCGCTGTGCCAGCGGGTGGGCCTGAGCCGGTAGCTGCGGATGCTGATATCCCGGATCATAATCAAGCGCTTCCCTTTGCGGGTATACAATCCAGGCTTGCGGGTGGGGAGAAAGAAGAATTTGCTACCCCGTCCGATCGGTCCGATTTGATTCATCCGATAGCGTCGGGCTACGGGCTTGGTTTTCAGCCCGCTTGTGCGCGCCGCCTTCGTGGGTATGGCAATCCGCCGCCTCCTGGCCCGCACCGTCCCGCCTTTCTCCTGCAGGGGCAGGTATGGGCTCTTCGAGCCAGTGACGGCGTAGCCGACTCTGCCGCTGCTTCGCACCCTGGCCTCAGAGAAGCGGATCGAGCGCTCGGTGTAGCGGTTGCGGAGGGTGAAGCGCTCGCGGACGTTTCGCAGACTGCGGTTATGAGCGGCTTTCGCAACCGCGTTGATGGTTGCGGCTTGCGCCTTCGGCAGGCCGTCTTTCGTGTATTTCTGCAGTGCCCGCTGGTAGGCTCGGACACTGGTAAACGTTCGGTTCATGGTGGGAGTATACCATAGGCCATCCCCGACTGTTACACAAATTGTGCAACTTTTTTCTCAAAACATGCAGGTATGTATAGGATATATACCCAATATATTGTGTTTAGATCGGTATTCAGCACAATATATTGTGTTTGATAAAAATCAAAAACGATCTGCCGAGCTTCCCAAGCTCGTGACACGGGTTCGATTCCCGTCGCTCGCTTCTTTTAATTGTTTTTAATATAATAATTTATATTATAAGCCCCCCCCTGCGGAGGGTCTTTTTTTGCCCTGTGTTACGCGGATTATTACGCTTGATTTTGGGCTTTTAGCATGATATTGTGTGGCTTATGAGACAACCCTATATAATCTATAGACGCAAGCAAAGCGGCCGAATCTACCAGGTCGCGTTCTGGGATGAAAACCGCCAGCGCTACGCACTGCGCCGCTCAGCCGATACCCTGATCCGAGAGCTCGGTGAGCGCGCCCGCCATCTCTCGCCCACGACACGAGCGGGGGCTGATGCGGCAGCGCGCATATTCCTTGATCTCGGCCTCCCCGCTTCCAGGGGCGAGGACCTTTACTCGTACCTTGAGCACTTCTGGCAGCCCGATGGTGAGCACGCGCGGATCTGCGCTGGAGCTGGAAATCCTCTGTCTACAGCCTATCTCACGGCGAACAACCAAGCGATCGACAAATACATACTGCCGTGGTTGCGCGATACACAGCGCAGGCGCCTGCGGATCTCCCAGTTCACCACGGGAATGCTCGAAGAGCTGAAACTCCACCTGCAGGGCCAGGAGAGCCGCGGGCGCCCGCTTTCCGCACGCCGCGTCAACGGCATCATGCAGGCCGTGACCGTGGCCCTGGGGGAGGCGAAGCGGCTTGGCAAGATCCAGGTTAACCCGGCGGCGAGCATCCGTAGGCTCAAGGAGAGTAAGCCCACACGCCATATCCTCACCCTGCAGGAGGCGGCAAAATTATTTACGCGAGATTGGCCCGAGCCCCGGCAAAAGGCGATCAACCTGCTGGCCGCGTTCACGGGTATGCGCCTGGGCGAGTGCTTGGGATTGCAGGCCGAGGACATCCAGCAGCGGCAGATCAAGGTCGGGGAGAAAGAGATCGAGTATTGGGTGGTAGACCTCCGGCACAACTGGCAGGCTGGAGAAGGGCTCAAGGCACCGAAGGGCGGCTCTTATGGAGAGCTGCCGATCCCCGACTCCTGCGCGAAAGTCCTCCTACGGCTGGCCGGAGAAAACCCGTGGGAAAACGGGTTCGTGTTCTACGGCTCGCTGCGGGACAAACCCATGCACGGGCGCGGGGTCAGTGAGGCTTTCCGGGGGGCCATCAACGCGATCGGCATATCCGAGGAGGAGCGGAAGCGACGACGGCTCACCTTCCACGCCTGGCGGCACTGGTACAACAGCATGATCCGGGCTCAAGGTAACCTGCCCGACTACGCGCTCCGGCAGCTCACCCGGCATAAGGCCGAGCAGATGACGGAGCGGTATACCGACATCCTGCCGGAGCAGCGGGAGCAGCAGCGGCAGGCGGTGGCTAAGATCGCGGAAGGCGTTCTATCTAATAGGTGATTGACTGCACGTCGACCAGCTTCACCTGTTGGAGCGAGCGAAGCAGTTGCAGCCAATAGGGAAGGAGCTGAAGGCGATAAAATCTCTCTGATTAACTGCCACTAGAAGTACAATGTTTTCGATCTGAAGGAGCGGAATTCGCCGATGTTAAAACGTAGTCTTGTTCCCCACCCGTCAAAAGGATAGAGTGAAACTAAAGAGAAAAGGATGCGTTATGTCTCGCTACAAGATGACCATATCCAGATTAACCGTAGACAAGCTTGGTGTCAAGCTTTATGACCGAGTCTCGGCTGCAATTTCGGAGATTATCGCAAACAGCTATGATGCTGACGCAAAAACCGTAACGATACGGGCTCCTATGGGCGAACTCTTGGCATCGAAGTCGAAGAATCAATTACTCGATAAGGGCTTTACAATTGAAATCGAGGATGATGGTGTAGGAATGACTCCGGATGAGATCAATGATTTTTATCTCGTGGTGGGTGCGGAGCGACGGAAAGATCCTCGAAGAGGCGATCTGTCTCCGAGTAGCAAACGAAAGGTAATGGGGCGAAAGGGCGTAGGCAAGTTGGCACCTTTCGGTATTTGTCAGAAAATCGAAATAATATCTGCCGGCGGAGAATATGGAAAACAAGGACATCCGGTAGCGCATTTGACATTGGACAGGGCGGAGATCTTGGAAGACACTGATTCGAACTACTATCCAGATGTCGGAGAAAAGGATGGAACTTTTGCAGCGAAAACAGGGACCACGATCATTCTCAGGCAGTTTGAACATAGACACGTACCGGATATTGCTAATCTTGAACGACAACTATCGCAACGGTTCGGAATCGAGTCGCCCGACTGGTCAATCCAGTTGGTAAACACCATCGATGCCGGGTCAAATAGCCGAAAGGTTGGATTATTCGAGATCTCGTTAATGCAACACACGAAGATCGAATTCAAAGAAAACAAAGTTCTACTTCCCGATGGCAAGGGCGGATCCAAACCTGCTAATGATTTGGAAGCAGGCTTCAATCATGATGGGGTGTTCTATCCTATTACTGGTTGGGTTGCATATGCCGAAAAACCCTATAGAGATGAATTGATGGCCGGTATTCGGATCTACTGTCGCGGCAAAATCGCAGCAAAAACTTCAGTGTTCAATCTCCGCGCCGGATTCACTGGGGAGCATGACGTCAGATCTTACCTCGTGGGTAGGTTGGATGCCGATTGGCTTGACGAGAATGAAGATCTTCTCAGAACTGACCGCCAAGATATTCTGTGGTCAGACGAGCTTGGCCAAGAGTTTGAACAATGGGGTCAGAAAATCGTAAAAAAAATGGGGCGCATTACTAGATTGCCAATGCGAGTACAAATCTGGGATCTCTTTTTAGAAGAAACCGAATTCATCCGTAGGATTGAAGAACGCTTCCCAGGACCGGAAAAGTCTAGTATTCGCAGCAATACCGAGCGAATTATGAAGGTTATTGCTCAGAAGCTCAGAAAAGAGGAATTCGACGATAAATCACATCTAGAATCCCTTGTCCAAATTGGTTTGCTACTGGGACCTCACATCACGGTCGATGAAGAACTTAGCAAAGTAGCGGACGATCAGGATAGCCCTCTTGGCGTAATTGCGAATCTTATGCGCACGGCAAGGATTGCTGAGCTGGCATCATTTGGTCGTACTGCCGATACTCGTGTTCGCGTGATTCGGAAGTTTGAATCGTTGATTAGTAGTCCTGGTGCCGATGAAGCGGAACTGCAGGCTCTTGTATCAGAATCTCCGTGGCTGATAAATCCGGAATGGCATCCAGTCACGTCAAACCAGGCATTCCGTACACTTCGCTCGGAGCTCCAAAAATATTTTAAAAAGGTAACGGGAGAAGACATCACGTTTGACGGTCTCGGAGGCTTGAAAAGACCGGATTTCGTATTACTTGCACATGAAGGGATAATCCAAGTTGTCGAAATTAAAGCACCGGGACACACGCTGCAAAACGAAGAGATGAATCGAATCAATACGTACCACGACGTGATTAAGAGTTTCCTGGAAGATCCCGGTAATAGCGCATTCAAACAAATTTATCCGGACTTTCAAATTACTGTTGTTTGCGATCACGTTGGCATAGATGGTGTGCATAGAACTGCTTTCGATGGACTCAAGGGACAGGGACGGCTCCTGCAACACACTTGGAGTGCTTTTCTGTTGAAGACGAGGCAGACGCACGAGGACTTCCTAAAGACCGCAGAACAAGAGCTTAGTAATGAAACAGATTGATATCTATGCCATCGACTTGTTCGCCGGGGGAGGCGGCCTTACTGTCGGACTTAAAAGAGCCGGGTTTAAAGTGATTGGCGCTATAGAAATTGAAAAGCACGCATATTCAACTTACAAGGTGAATCATCCGGAAGTAACCGCATATAGACAAGACATCAGAAAAATAAAAGGCACGGATTTTCTCGCCTTATCACCTACGAACGAAATCCACCTTGTTGCAGGCTGTCCTCCGTGTCAGGGTTTTACTAGTCTGACTGCAAAATACACAAATGAAGATCCAAGAAACGAACTCATTCGCGAAATGACCCGACTTGTGAATGAAATACGTCCGACTGCCGTGATGATGGAGAATGTGCCAGGCTTAGCCCACCGTGGACGATATTTGTTGGATGAGTTTGTGGCGGAAATAGAAAGCATGGGCTACATAGTGCGATCTCAGATATTGAATTTACTCAACTATGGAGTACCCCAATATCGAAAGAGACTGGTTTTACTGGCTGGTAAAGGCTTCGAAATCACACATCCGCCTCCAAGTCACTCGAAGAAAGGTGAAGAGGGATTAACACGCTGGCGTACAGTCCGCGATACGATTTTCGGTCTTCCCAATCCAGTCGTGCTAAAAGATACGCTGAAATCGGGTGGGCCACAGAACTTCGATTGGCACGTAATCCGAGCGATTTCTGAGACGAATAAAAATCGACTTCAAGCGCTCTTACCAGGAGAGACAAGAGCGGCGCTCCCTCGATGGCTTCGTCCCAAGTGTCATAAAGGTATCGATACAGGATTTAGCAATGTCTACAGCCGAATGCGATGGGACGAACCTGCACCTACGATAACTGCTGGATGCACTACTCCAAGCAAAGGTCGTTTTGGTCATCCTTTTCGAGACGGAACGATATCCGTACGTGAAGCAGCCTTGTTGCAGACATTTCCTGCGGACTATGTGATTGACACACCGTATATGACGTATGCGTGCGACATTGTTGGAAATGCGCTGCCTTGTGATTTCGCGGCCGCGATCTCTAGCCGGTGTTATGAGGCAATAATCGAGCACTTGAGAAATGTCGAATAAATTCCCGAACCTCGATCCAGCTACCAGCGAGCGAATGAAGAAAGTACGACGACGCGAGACTCCAATTGAAAACGTGGTATTCAGACATCTTCAAAGCGAAGGGTATGTTCTCGTGAGGAACGACGAGACTCTTCCAGGAAGCCCTGACATCGTATTGCCGAATAAAAAATTGGTGGTATTCGTCCACGGATGTTTCTGGCATGGTCATACCAATTGTGAAAAAGCCACTCTCCCTCGGACCAGAACATCATGGTGGGCTAATAAAATCCAAGCAAATAAAAAGCGTGACCAACGATCGAAGAGCGCACTCAGAGAAATGGGTTGGAACGTAATTGTCGTCTGGGAGTGTGAGTTAAGAAACCGCGAAACGCGTCAGCGGCGACTAGAAAAGCTCGTGACTCAGATCCAGCGATCTCAGTCCTGAGTTGTCGTGAAGCTCGTTCCCTCCCCACCCGCCTGTTCCTGCTCCATCTTCTCCAGGACCTGGTCGTCTATGTAGAGACAGTCGTTGAGTTCTGAATCTATCATACCTGCAGCTTCCCCGTCGGCCATAGGGTGATGGAGACCGGTTTTCCGGTAGCCTTGGCTTGGTAGATCGCACACTTCTGCGGCCATTCGATACAGTAGAGCTCTTTCAATCTTAAATTAGATGCGACCATTTCTTTTATGTTATAGAAGTTACAGCTTGTTCGATACCGACAGCCGGTTTTTATATTGAGGTAGGATTGCAGAGCCTCGTCGTTGATATACCCAAGTTCGATTGCGATCTCTCCGAACAACCGGTTGTCTCCAGCCTTTTGCGCGCGGAGTACATCCTCCACCTGGGAGGGCTTCATGGCGCCGATCCGAACCAATGTTTCACCTATCTTCTCGCTCATCTCAAAACCCCATCATTACATCGCTGATATACCCTCGCAGCTGCTTTTCCCATTGTTTGGAGCCGTAGTGTTCGAGCAACTCGTATTCCGTGAATGTGAAAATCGATTTCTCGCCGCCTCGGAAAACGAATAACCGATGGATCCCGGCGACCGAATTGTGTGAATCCTGGTCCCAGGATAGTGCGTCTACCCGATCAGCGCCTTTTTTCTGCAGTTCTCGAGTGATGAAATTCTGGGCTTCGCGGAGTTTCTCTGCTTCTGTCATCAGCGTTTCACTTTCCCGAACTGCCGTTCCCAGAACTCCTACTCCTCCTCCATCTTCTCCAGGACCCGGTCGTTTACGCAGATCCGGCCGAACAGCTATTGATGGGGGAGGCTATTAATCAGGCAATTTATTCCAATATTGAAAAGAGACATGATACTGACAATCTTTTTCATTCTATGCTATCGACCTTTTGCTTGCTGCATTGGCTATAAGTGCTAGAATCCCACATAATACGTATATAGGGCCGGTTACATAGGATGCTAATGATGTTGTTATAATTCCGCAGAGGATCAAAAGAACGCTCAGCACAATCCCTGTGACTTTTTTCGATTCTTTGCCTGATGCCATGGTTCCAAAGATCAGTCCCGCAACAACGAATATGAGTGATCCAATCAATTTTGTCATTGTTGTCGTTGATTGTTCTATCGTCTGTTTAGCCTCATCGGCTGTCTGAAAAACAGTGGAAATACTGCCTCCAGCGGCTACACCAAAAAAGCCAATAATCGCCCAGACAATCCCTACAACACCTGCAATGATGACGAGGATCCTCACAGCAGTTTTCATATTTCTTCCTCCATTTTCTCCGGGACTTGATCGTCCACATAAAGATAATCGCTGAGTTTTACATCTATCACGCCTGCAGCTTTCCCGTAGGCCATGTAGAAATGGCAGGTATCGCGATATTCGCAATCGCTTTCGTATTCTGGCATATTATACTTCCCAGGCTGTCTTAGCCTCCACGTACTTCCTGAGGATCGCGTCGTTGATATATCCGAAATCTATGGCGATCTCACCGAAGAGGCGTTTATCTCCGGCCTGCTGGATATTCAGCACTTCGTCCACCTGGTCTGATCGCATCACCCCGATCCGGACCAGAAACTCACCGATTTTTTCGCTCATCTTATCCCCCCCCCCCCTTCATGGCTGTATGTACTGCCGGATCTTGTCTCGGTTGAAATTTGAACTCTTCAATGCGGCTGAGGGGTATTATTCTTCGAATTTTTTTAAGGTTCGCAGATCAAATGCTCTGCTTTTTTTCTCCTTGCCGTCAAACCAATCACAGCTTGCTCCAGGGCCTGAAAGACCGGCGTACTCGCCTATGTTCGAAATGGTCATTACAGGTCCGCCGCTTTTCAACTGAACGGTGTCGCCAATTTCAAATTCTTCTGGCATGATCTTCTCCTTGAATTTTTTATGACAAGATCGCGCTTATTTCCTCAACATCCTGCTATTTTATTCAACCGAATAATTATGCTTACTATTTGCCTCTCCAAATTTAATTGATGCTTACCAAGCAGATTTCTTGTAGAGAATTTTTTATCAACAATATTATTATTGGCAAAAAAAGTAAGTTCATGCTTTTCATCCGGTAATTCTTCCCATTTAATTTTCTCAATGGTTATGTTTTTACGCTTTGCTTCTTCCCGGATTTTAGCTTCAACATATTTTTTCCCTTTCTCTATATCGCCGACTTTTAGTTCTTCCATGTTCGTCTTTTTAATCCTGCAGCTGTATCGCAATACCCCGCCCATACCATCTGGTATCATCCCATAAAGATATTAAATCGCGTTTTTGGCCATACTCAAATTTCATAATGGCATCTGCACCAATTTGTTTAGCTTTTGCCGCTAGCTTTTCCTTGATAATCCGTAAATTTGCATTCATGCGCAGACTTTTTGAATCAAGTTTACCTAGGATCGTATGAGGTTCTTTGATGAGGCTTTCAGTAAAAAAAATACCATCAACAGTAGTTCCGCGATATTTTTCCGCCAGATTCATCATGGTTGATCGCGCTCCATGATAAGTATTAGCTCTTCACGTTTTGAGCCGAATCCCGGGAATTCTGCTGTTGCTCCGACCTTTAATACCCATCCTTCCTCGGCGTAAGAATTCAAAGCAGCCTCGATTTTTACAGGATTAAACTTATTTCCGAAAAAACGATCCTTTTGGGTTAATACCTTGTACTCTTTCATCCTCCCTACCTCCTGCCTCTAAAAATCTCCCCTCCTAAACTCAAGTATAGACCTCTCGGCCCGTCTTTCAAGCAAATAGATCTCACATAACACGGCCAGCACCCGCCCCTCCTCCACGTGCAGGGGCTTGGTGATCTCCTCCACCCGGATAAGCTCACCGTCTATCTCAAGCCCCCTTCGCTCTCGTCTTTCGCTCCCGGTAGAGAACTACGGTTTCGGCCAATCTCGGCAGTTCCCAGCCTTTCTCTGTGGTAAAAAGGCATTGCTTCTGTCTGCCCAAGGTGTAGGAAACAAGGCTCAACAGTTCAACTTTGCGCTCCGATGCACCGACATAGGGGATTTTATAGATGTGGTTGATTGGGATTCTCTTCTTTTGTTTTAAACTGATCTTCCATAGCTTTTCGAGAAGCGCATTCCGCTGCCAATCCCTGAATAACCATACGAGCCGCATTCAAACCTTTTTCATCAAGATTTTCTAAATAATCAAAAATATCCTCGTATTTGATAAAACGTGGATCAAGTAAGGTCGCAGTATCTCCGGCTACAAGCCATTCTACTGTTGTTCCAAGATTCTTAGCGATGATATAGGCGGTACCCGCTCTTGGTAGCATACGACGTTTTTTAAGAGTGTTATATGTAGCTAATTTCAATCCCGCCAATCCGCAAATATAACCAATAGTCGTATCACACTCTTTTACTCTTTTCTTAATTCTACTGTAAAAGTCCATATTAATATTATAGTGCTTTTTTTAATTCATTTGAGCACTTTTTTCTTGACAAAATATTCATATGGCCCTATACTAATTTTTGGGAGGGTCATATGAATACTTTAACCACTGAAACAATTCCAGAAAAAAAGATTACTCTCCGTCTCCCATTCACGGCAGAACAGGAGAGGCGCTTCAACGACTACTGCCGTAGGCATCAGAAGATCAAAAGCCGTTTTGTTGTGAGCCTGATCCTGCGGGAGATCGAGCAGGAAGAAGCCACCCAGGTCAGCTAACCGGGAGGGGGACTATGAACGATCTAATCCGTTTTGAATACCAGGGTCAGCCAGTTCGTACCGTTGTCCGCGAGGGTGAACCGTGGTGGGTGGCTAAGGATGTTTGCGATGTTCTGGGGATACAGAATGCAAGAGATACGATTGCAAAGGTATTAGAGGACGATGAAAAGGGAGTAGATAATATCTACACCCCTGGAGGAGTCCAGGAAGTAACTATCATCTCCGAACCCGGCCTCTACTCCCTGATCCTCCGCAGCCGCAAACCCGAAGCCAAAGTCTTCAAGCGGTGGATCACCCACGAAGTCATCCCTTCCATCCGCAAGACCGGCGGATACGGAAAGCCCGCCATCAACTACACCGAACTTGCAACCGCTGTAGCGGCAGCCGTCACCACCGCCATCAAGCCCCTTGTCCTGGAGCTGCGCCGACCCCTTCCCGCAGGCTACCGGCAAGCCACGCTCAGCCTGCCCGCAGCCTCACCAAACGGCGAGTACTACACGATCAAGGGCTACGGGTCCCTGCGGGGAATGGCAATCAACAATACCAATGCCGTGATGCTCGGGCGCGAGGCGTCCAGGATATCGCGGCAGCGGAATATCAATATCCACAAAGCCCCTGACGAGAAATGGGGCGAAGTCAACAGCTACCATATTTCAGTGCTCAAAGAGGTATTCACGGTATGACTGACCGCAAGCAGTACGGAGAGATCCAGCCCTGCGCGAAGTGCGGCAGCTTGGAGCAGTGCTTCACCGAGGAGGAGGGGCGAGTTTACTTTTGGTTTAATGTCGAGGGCGGAACAACCAGGGTCCTGGTCGAGGGAAGGGTTTTATGAGCGCCCTGCAAGCCTTTGTCTGCGCCCTCTACATGCTCCTGTATCTGCTCGTCTTTGTCGCGCTTACCGGCGCGATTGTCTTTGGTATTAGCAAGCGGAAACATGAAAATCCTGGAAATCAAAGTTGACAAGAACGTCAACAATACAAAGGACAACTACGGGCGCATGGCCGTACCCGTATTGCATACATGGCGGTGGCGGCAGGTCGCGCTTTCGGAGAGCCGGAAGATGCTCGAAAAGTACGTGGCTGCGCTGCCGGATGAATGCTTTTATCGCGGAAAACACGAATACAGGATAACTGAGGCTTGACCCACGATGAATGGTTGCATGATGCGGCTGCGTACGAGCGTTTTTCTAGCCTGGACGGCCCGAGTGAGGAGGAGATTGATGCGATTGAAAGTGAGATTGAAAGGCAGATCGATGAGGCGCTTGAGCAAGATCGATCGACAGCAACTGCTTACCCTG